CATACTCTTCAATTGGGCTATTACCTCACTATCATCATCAAGATCACCTTGATCGTCATCGTGGGCACCTTTTCCAAGATCGCCTTGGTCACTGGATTTGAATTCATTTATCTTACTTATCAATGCATTAGCTGCATTATCAGAGAAACCGTTCCTTTTCAGTATGGCCTCTATGTCTTTCAAATTCTGTGTGCCGTTTACATCGTCAGCATTTATAGAGGAATCGTTGCTTGCCATTTTTTTCAAGGATTCCAAAACCGCCTTTTTCGTATCATCGTCTAAATCGCAATCCTCGGTCAAGCATTTATCTGCCGCATCCAGGTCAAGATTTTTTAAGGCCACTACTTTCGCTTTTTGATTTCTCGGTTCGTCGACTACTGATCCCTCGAAAACCTTGGCTATTTCGATAGTCCTCAATCTCAAGTCACTGTCAGTTTCTGACTCAACAACTTTAAACCCGATCGACATATCAACCAGAACGCCTTGCCTCATCAGGGCAAACATCTCAGCGCCTTGCTGGACATCCAAATTAATTTCACCAACTGCGAACAAGCCAACGTCATCTTCTCTGGCAGTCTCAATAGGGAAACCACCGACAACTCTTTGATGCAGGTCTTTTAAACGGATTTGTCGATTGTCACGGGCTCTGTGTTCAGCCAGAGATTCAAGAAATGCCCCTTTCTTAAATCGATCCCTTTCACCGAAGAAATCAGGCTCATCGATATCGAATGTGGCAATATATGCTTCGAATAGCCCTACAGGTACACCGTTTCTCTGTATGACCTTGATTGACTTGGTGTTAATGGACCCACCAATGTATTTACTTTCGATATTGTCCATAATAAATACCTAAGCTGCCACTTGTTCGATAATTTCAGGCCGGATGGCTAAGGGGATCTGATCATTAATCGATAGCACTGCAGAACAACGGCATCCAATAACATTGCCAGCACTTGCCCCAAGACTGGTATCTCCTGGATGCTTCAATTGCTCGCCACCAACAATAAAAACTCCGTTTTCATTCTTTATTTGATTATCTGCATTTCGATGAGCTTCTCTGACTACATCGTCTCCCCGAGTTATCCAGAATTCCTCTTTCTTTAACGGCGGTACTCCGAATACTCGGTTTCTATTTTCGAAGAATACATCATTCTCTATTTGTTTAATACCTTCTGCCGCTTTTTGCGTGACGGTCGCAGCGATAGTATTTGGGCGGCTTCTACTGATTCTGCCGAATTCTTTTCTTGATTGTTTGGCTACCTGCGCCCGGGTGGGGTTCATTATTCCTTGGTCCGCAAGGAATAAGACACCGAATATAATAGAGGCATCCAAGTCTTTTTGGGTCGTTGCAGTGATGTTGACAGTATCTTGCCTGACATTAGTGGCAATGAAATTCTGCTCCCGGAGCGTTACATCGTTCTCCATATTGGTCAATAGTTCATCAAAGGTCATGCCATTGTCGGCAGCAAATACGGTTAAGATAATCACGGTGGGATCGTCTTCATCTGCCTCACGTAGAAAATCGATAATATTGCCAGAGAACTCCTGGTCTACGCGCCGGTACTGCCTGGTGAGAATACCGGTTAGCTCAGGGGCATAGAGTTGGGCATCCTGTACCTGGCCGGTCAGGGCAAAGAACGCTTCAAGGTCACGGCTTATCTGGGCGAACATCGATCGCAGTTCACGAACCATGGGGGGCTCGAGGCGAATCTTGGCAGCTAAGTCTGCATTGGCCGCAGCCTGGCGCTCAGCATCTGTGGCGTTGAATGGCATGTTAGCCGGCTGTTTGAGATTCGTGGTTATCAGTCTTGGTTTCCATATTGCTTGGATATACGCCAGGAACATTACTTCCATGGCCTTCGCTGACTATTCGAATTTCACAACATGCATACTCAGCAACCGAACTTAATTCGGCCAAAGCCACATTGTAATCATCAAACACGACAAGCTTATTGTTTTTGGCCACAAAAGCAGCCCCGTTCCAAATACCCCAGACCTTCTTGCCGTTAGTTAACATTCTGTTCTCCGTAATATTTGACCACCATTTCCTTGATCTCTAGATCAGAATACTTCTGGGTGCCGTCCTCGAATTTAACTTCCGTCATTTTATCGATGAATTTGCTCGCAGAGCCGGGCCGAGTCAGATTGTCATCTGTAAATGCACTTTGGTTGCATCGACCAATACAACATCGCCGCCGTCTTCCAGCGACTCATCACCGATAATAGCCCTGATTTCGTTTGTAGTGTTCACCTGTATTTCGCCCTGAGCCTTAGCGGTTTCGATCTTTCTCAGCCGAAGTGCTGGGATGTCATTCTCATTATATCTGAACTCAATATTTTCAAATCCCCGGTACCGAGGCAGCAAGAATCTTGTGAATTCACTGTAGAATTTAGTCGTCAGCGGTGCTATCGCTCCATCAAACAGTTGAAGGCTCGATGTTTCCAGATTGTTAAATGTCATGGATTGAGCCAGCAATAGAGGCAATGGAATCCGATATCTGGTACTAACACGGGCCAGCATGGCTTCCTGCAGGTCTTTGAACTGCATGTCCCTATTTGTAAGCTTCGCTTCCGTAAAATCTACCCCATCAAGAACCGGGATACCACCTGCATTCTGTGACCCTGAGTATTTCTGGGCTTCTTCCTTGAGCCTGCCCCACTGGATCTCAGTCAATGGCTCGCTGCGATTGTTTACCCATACACCGCTTGGACGCATACCACGGATAAGCATAGACAGGTTATTTTTATTGCCCTCAGAATATTGCTGCATTTCCAGCCATATCGACCGAGCTCTACTCATCCCACGGAAATTACTAGAACTCCTTAGTGGATTGAATGTCCGGATATGCCAGATTTCTTTATCACGGTCAGAATTGATGTACCGAAGTCCCAGGATCCGGTCTTCTTCAGCCATGAATCTAGTGCGCCCACCACTGGTTGTATTGACGGTAATCACGTCTGGCACGTGAAGGATGCCGAATTTAGTGGATGTAGTGCCAAATTCAACCGACTGCGGCGGAATAACGGCTAGTTCCAGCGGCTCTTTCTCAACCCGGCCTGTAGCCAAAATGAAACAATCGCCAGTGATGTCATAAAATGAACTGCACTGTTCCAGGAATTCTATCTGCGAGACATCAGCATTCGGCTTCTTCAACAAATCTAGCGGGGCACCCCCTTCCAAAAATTCCTTTTTCCCCGTATCCCACAACCTTGGTGGAACCATCGAGAATCCATCAGCTCGGATATCAACGGCATTGCTAAATGGCATCACGTCTTTATAAAGCAGGATTGATGAAAATGCAGATAGATCAGCATTACCGCCCATAAGCAAGAATTCAGGAAAAGACTGGTTGGAGAAAAACTGGTTGATGCTTGATTTTTTTTCGTACTGAGAAAATCGTTTGCTGATGATCGGTGGTACAAAATCTTGCCATGCCATAATTTATACCTGTTTTCCGCCAACGATCATGACCCTAACTTCCCGGCTATTCTTGATTAGAGGCTCAATCGCATATCTTACTCCATCCCAGATGTGGTTGTTAGCGTCTATCAATTTAGGCAATACATCACCAGTTAGCCGGTCTCGTTTGTACTTCCATAGCCTAGCTTCATCAATAGCATGGATACAACTTGGGTCAATGACAATATCAAACGACCGCAGCTTGCTTATGCCGTCAGCAACACTCCCGTCCCATTTCTTTACAGATTTAACTCGAGGATAGCCGTGCCGGTTCATATAGCTGATTATTTCAGGCCTGGCAGAATCAGCTCTCACCACATGATCTTTCGCCCCAGGCAGACGGTCATAAAATTCCGGTGTATCGTCAATCTCTACGCCGTGCTCATAAATTTCACGCCTGACATAGAGAATATTGCCCTTTATCCATACCTCAACAACCGTCGCTGGATCTACAGAAAACCCCCAGTCACCACCATAGTAGGGTCCATTCCAACTATCGTCGATCTCAATTTGGTCGACTGTCCAGACGCCAGAGAGAACCTGATCATCTGATTTGGTGTTGTATGCCCCGAGCCAGACGTGTGCATAACTCTCTGGATCCCGCTTCAACCAATATTCTGCCTCGCGTTTGGCCTTCTCTGGACAGAATGGATTATCTAGATAATTTACGTGCAGACAAATTGAATCCGCTCGGTCTGAGTTGAAAAAGGAATCTACAGGGTCTGTATCATTTTCTGGATTCCATACCGCTATAATCTGTGAGCCATCCTTCCTAATCGTGGGTATGAGCAATTCAAGTGATCGCATTGATAGGTTCTGGGCTTCCTCTAGCAATGCACGGTCGAAATCCTCAAGAGATTTGATCGATTCGGCTGTGTGGTTCTGCATGCCTTGGAAAATGATCACACCATTTCCGCCACGGCGCTTGATTACATTGTCCTGTACTTCGAACATGCTGGACACGCCCATGGACCTGATTTTGCTCTCAAGTAGACGCTTTGCAGAGAACCTAAGTGATTGTTGGACTTCCCGAATGCACACAGTGGAATAGTTGGGGTCGCAAACGTGCTGCTCTATCGTATCCTCAGCGCTCCAATGTGACTTTCCAGACGAGCGGCCACCTTTCAGGCCAATGTATTCATAGAATTTCTCTTCGAGTGGAAGTGACCAGCGGGGGATATCACGCTCGAGGTGGAACTCACTTTCCATCTATCACAGTCTTCGTGACCTTTACTGCAACTGGCGGGGCGTCTGGGTCACCTCCATGAGCAAGCCTGGTCGGCGCATGGTTGCCGTCCATTCGGTTCATCTCATTCAGTGCAGATACGGCGCCGGAAATACTCACCGCATGGCCAATCTTGTTGCCATCCTTATCTGTTCTATCATTCAAGCCCTTCTTAACAGCAGTCGCCAGCAGTTTTTTGATCTCACTGACAGTTAATCCAAACTCTTCCTCAGACTGCTTTTTGAGCATTTTGTTGATTTCGGCAATCCTTTGTAAAACCTTTGGGATTTTGTGGAACAACGAAGCGTTCTCCCATTTAGCCTTATCAGCTGCCTTGCTATCAGGAAAAGCTATCCTCCATGCCCGTGTCTGATCCCCATACAGAACGTAATTCTCAGCATAGGCATTGGCCTCTACGTTTGTTGGGCTAAGTTGACTCATGGGGTTTTAGTTCATCGTAAGGCTTACCAGATTCGGCGTGAATCGCCTGGTTGCCAGTATATTCCTGCCAGCGTTTGATTATAACGTCGCAGTAGATTGGGTCTATCTCCATCATACGGCAGCTGCGGTGGGTTTTCTCACACGCTATTAGCGTTGATCCTGAACCACCAAAATAATCAAGTATCACATTCCCAGGTCTTGTGCTGTTATTCATAGCCCGTTCTGATATAGCAACTGGCTTTTGGGTTGGATGTTTGTAATTTGCGTCTTTCCTAATTTCCCACAAGTCAGATTCGTTTTTGATTTCTGGATCTATAAAACCGTCAAACAGAATGAACTCATGTTGGTGCCTGTATCCCCTTCCCAGGCCGAATACATTCTTGGCCCATACAATGCAGGTCTTTGGCTTTAATTTGGCCTGTAGTGGCGCATAAAACGCCCAATTACAGCAAATATAGTAGGTATTTGGTCGTAATACCTCGAATGCCTCCAGCCAGTTATCAATAAATTCCAAAAATTCTTTAGCTGGGAGATTATCGTTTTTTATTACATCGAACTTGCCGCTTCTTCCATTGAACCCAGTGTTGTACGGTGGATCAGTAAACACCATATCGGCCTTCTGCCCGTCCATCAGGGCCTGCACAGCGTCGATCGAAGTGGAATCCCCGCACATGAGCCGGTGGCGAGATTTTAATACTAGCCTGCCCATTGTAGTTTTGATCCTTTTGATGCATTGCACGACCGACACAGCGGTTGAATATTGTCTATGTGATGTGCGCCTCCTTTGGATAAAGGAATAATATGATCCATTTCTATATTTTCATCGATACCGCAGTTAATGCAGCAATAATCATGCTCTTTCAGTTTTTCAGCCCATTCTTTTGCTGTTACTTTACCTTTCGATTCTAGCTGTCTGCGCCTTGACTTTCCGTTAATTTGGCTTATTTTGCCCTCGGGTGTTTGTGCGTATTTCTTGCTCGCTATATTATTTATCTTTCTCCCCCGGATGGTCTTGCCAAAGGATTTGTCTCTTATTCTTTTAGCTTTTTGCAACGGTGGTGAGTTTGCCAAACACTTTGCCGATCTGATAACAGCCAAGCGCTTCGCTACTGGTTTTTGTCTATATCTTTTTTCGTTCGCTTTCCTCTTATCGGAATTGACCCATTTTTTGTGGGCAATATTGCCTTTGTCGGTTTTCCTATATTTGGATTTGGCACGGATACGAGACTTTGCTCTGCATTCATCTGAACAGCATTTAGAATTAAAATGTGGAGGTTCAAACTCATTTGAGCAGTAATTACACAGCACAAGGACATTCCTTCATTTTGACGCCGACAATATAATCATATTTTTTATGACAATCTTCACATTCATAATATGCACCCAACAGCCAGATATCCCCCAGGACCGTAACAGGCTTCTCTGGCGGATCTGGGACAGCATCTTCATCAGTCAGTCCATCGGCGGGCTCCGGCTCGAGCAGCCTGGCAAGTTCGTCTTCATCGAACCCAAGCAGATTAAGGTCGAATTCCTCACCGAATAAGTCGCCTAATTCAACCTTGAGCATGTCCAAATCCCATCCAGAATTTTCCGCCAGGCGGTTATCAGCAATGACATACGCCCGTTTCTGCGCTTCGGTGAGGTGGGATGCTTCGATTACAGGGAGTTCGACAATGCCGAGCTTCTTAGCGGCCATCACCCGGCAGTGGCCGGCGACTATGCCGTTATTGCCATCGATTATGACAGGGTTTAGAAAACCGAATTCCCGTATCGATGCCGCTACTTGGTCCACCTGGGTATCTGTATGTGTGCGTGAGTTGCGCGCATAGGGGATGAGTTTGTCAATGCTGACAGTCTTGTACTTAGGATAGGATTCTTTCGCCATATTAGGTCAGTCCAGGTCACAGGCCCACAAAATACCCGCACATAAGCTGCTCAATGGGTTCATCAGTGTCAATCCATTCGAGGTCTTCTACTTGCTGCGGGCCCAGGGGCAAACCTGACTTTATGGGAGGTCGATAGCAGTCCCCTTGGATGGCGATGATTAGCTGTTGCTCAAGCTCGGGAGAGTGGGCGCCGTGCTGTTGGAGTATTTCTTTGATGTTCATGACCTTATACCGTTTTTTTCAACGGGGTAATAATGGATTAAACCATGGTGTTTATCAAGTCCACACCGCGCGCTGCAGTAGGGTTCTATGATCTTACCGAGCCTATGGCCGTTCTCTGCAAGCCAGTATTTGCTTATCGGCTCCAATCTGTTGATTAGGATATTACCGTCTTTGTCTCTGGGATAATCGTAAATTACGAGTTTACGACAATGGCCACAAGGCTTTTCCGCGTCAAGCATTTTAGTTCAGTTTGCCTTTTGGCGCATGTTCGCTTATCAATCCTGATGGCCAGCCGGCATGACCACCAGGTTACTTGGCTATGGAGCCTTAATACACCGACTACGGCCCGCTCGGGGGTATCAATCAGGGTGTCGCTTAGGGTTTCCGTGCTCAGCTTTGTCTAGAATAATCCAAGCCTTTCCACCTTAGCGTTTCGATTTCAAACAGAGAGATTGATATCATACTCTCCTAGTCAGGCTCTCACCCTGGGTAGCCTTATTCCAATAACGGAATTCGTTTAGTGATTTCGTGGCATAACTTGCCCCAACCTTTCCATCGATAAAATTTGCCCAGGCCGTCGACATGATTAAGCACAAAATTACTCATACACAAACCGCTTTGCAAAATCAACTCTTCGCTGAACACGTTTTCATGCAGCTTGCGCAATATGATGTCTCTGGCAATTTTCTGATATGGGTCTACTTGCTTGCCCATCGCAGGCACACTATACCCAGCGCCCAGGATGGCGGCTGCCTTGATTAGATTACGGCGTGATATGTTCATGCTGCCTCCAATGGCCTGGGTCTGTTGTTATCCATGGCCAGGTTCCTAGTGAGCCGTATTAACATGGTTGACTTGAGGCATATTTATAAATGGCTTGGCTTCCTCATATTTTCTGAAATCTGTGTAGCCATACTTTCCTAACAATTCATTCCTGAAACCACAATAATGCTGTGCCTCTATCTCCTGAACAAAGGCAGCAATTATCCAGCTATGACCTTTGAGCTTCACAACATAGCCGCGCTGCTCATGTTCAACCATGTATTCAAGAGGTTCGAAACCCTCAGATTCTTTATCAAATCTAGCCCTGTGCATCGGACATAAATGATCCAACTTCGGAGCTAAGAAACCACAACCCACACTACATTCATTTGTCACTGTTCTATTCTCCTGGGGTGGCTTCGGCTTCATAATCTCCGAGTTCTGTTGGAAATGGCGAGTCAATACTTAGCTTGTGCGGTGTTAACGGCTTTTTAAATGTCAGCATTGAAATCCATATCTTGCCGGTAAATAGTAGCTTCGCGCGCTCCCAGAATGTAAGGCTCCAGCAGGCAACCATTTTCCCCTCTCGGTCGCGGTATGCTGGAAGATTCAAATACTCTGGTTGATCTTCAGCATAGGTCACATTCTGCTCAGGAAATTTTATTGGCTTCATCTGTCATTCCCCTTTCTCTTTAGCACGTAATCAAGGTACTCCGATTGACCGCACCCCTGGCATGGCGTGTAACCACCCCTGGTCAACAAATCGTGGCGCGTAGCCTCATCTCCACATTTAGGGCATACAAATAAATCTCCGCTACTCACTTGCTGGTCATTCATTGCTCTGTTCTCCTTTGGTGGATATATTCCCCACTCTTCACACAATTCAATTAACGCGTCCAACATATCGTCCTGAGTTGGATTAGTCGGAGGATGGAAAACTTCATGTACAGGGACTTCTTGTTCGTTCACTTCAATTCCCCTTGGTTCTGACTGGCCACAAGGGCCGCAATTTCATTATCGTGAGATTTCTTTAAACAATATTTCAACATCCATTTTTTTGATTGATTCCATTTGTTGTATTTGGGTTTATGATGACTAATTGCGTAAACTTCAGTCCTAGGCATATCGTCTTTGGAACACGGTCTAAATGTGTAGGAATCGAATTGTTTGTTGCTTAATCCATGTACGGCTATTCTTACAGGAAGCTGTATCGTCTTCCCGATATAAACCAAATTCTCGCCGTCGTACAAATAATAAACTCCTGGCCTTTTTTCAAATATGTCTACAACTCTAGATTTTTCTTCGCTTGGGTCAAGTTCAACAGAATCCATAAACATGAAATGCAGCCCTATTACTTTATCTCCATCTTTAACGAAAATTTGGCCTAAATGCTGGATAAGAATTTCGCTATCAATTGCTTCTATCAATAAAATAACGTCAAGCATAGGAATATCAAACGCCTTAGCTATATCACATACATGTATCATCAAACCGAAACCCCACCACATTTAACAAGCCAACAACCCAGTAGATGCACTCTTAACCGACGCGGGTAATTCTTCTCCCAGTTGTAGAGAGTGCGTTTCTTTGTCTGGCCCAATTCTTCAACTTCAGTGATGTCATTGAATCCATAGAGTCTTACTAATTCACCTAATGTCATAGGCAATTATAAGCATAAATGTCTAATAAATGCAACTATTGCATATATCTTCGCGGTATGTGAGTATTTATGGCACGGGAAAGCGCCTATTTGGTCAAACAACCATGTTTTTGAGGATTATTTGGAAGATTTTTACCAAAGAAGGCATCCGACTTTGGTCAAACGGTCATTTCAGGGGGGAATCTTTGGCTATTCAGTCAGTTCGAGGCGTAACTTTATAAGGGATAATTCTTTGTCCAGGTAGTGGAATTTGTCTTTCAGTTCGTCGTACCGGGCGCGCATGGATACTTCTAGGCCATCATGGCGCTGATTCTGAATGATGTCGGCTTGGTGTAGTTCTTCAGCCATGTCGTTTATCTGGGCTTCCTCGCCGCTCTCTGACCAGATGCCAGTACCGGCAAGAAGCACAACTAAGCCAAACATACCGGCCAGGGGTCCGTTGTTCTTCGCTGTGGTTTCAATATCAGGCATTAGTGGGTGGGATGGTCAGGATTTATGATCTTATTCAGTTTGGACAACTCCAGTTGGCTCACCATGTAATATTGGGGTGGGGCCTTATCGGCCGCACAAAGCTCATTGACACGAATAATTAGTTGCTTTTTTTCATCGCTTCTTTCTTTTGGGGTCATCTCGCCGACCTTTCGATATGTTGTGCCCTGAGTAATGAATCTTTTTATTTTCTCCCACATTAATTCATATCCCTGAGCTCATATTGTCGACAACAATATCTAGCTTAACCGTCAAGGTGTTGATGTCTAGGGCTTGTTGGATTTGGGTATCGGCAAGCTTCTGTATTGTGTCCTGCATCCTGACATCATTATCCAAAAGCACTCTTTGATTGCTCTGGAACATCATATAAGAAACCACAAGACTAATCACAGATGCTGTCAATCCCAGCCAGAGCAATAGTACCTTGTCAGGGAGATTGATTAATTGCGTTACTGTCGTATCAGTAGATTCGTCCATAACCAAAATACCATGCAATTAATATCGTAGTGATAAATATGAATGTCCGTAGATTACCTTGTTTGGCGCACCATCTCGCGACAAACAGATAAGACCTTTTCAAACGCTGAGATATTGCCATCTTCACTATCTAGCTCTTTTATGCGACTTCTCATCCTGCCAATCTTGTGGGTATCATAGCACCCTTTGATTACAGTGAAGCAGAGAATTGCCAGAGAAATATTCAATATTGATTGCCAATAGTAGATGTCATACGGAAAGTTCCAATAATTTGGAGCGATGTTGAATTCTGGCATCAGTATCCAAACCCAGTCGGATATGAATATCACATACACTATTATCAGGAAAGCTTTCCACTTTTTCACATTCTGAAATGCCAGGAGTATGAGCAATACAACCCCCATATGATAAATCACCGCATGCTCAGGACTTAACCAAAAATAATCAGATTGGTTTGCTAGAAACAAGATCCCTAGAAAAACGCCTTTGATAAATGAGTCATCGTCTCTGACGGCAATACAAGACAATGCAGTGATAATGAAAAGCGCAATATAGAAACTTGCCAGTCCCCACTGATAATGCCCTTCCATTAGTGACAGATACTTCCTGGAGGAAAGCACTTATGGCTTTCAGGTGGATTTGGATTTTCGACACCAGTCTCATTCATTAAGACGTGAATCTGATCGAATTGCTGGCAAATAATCCATGCTTCATTGTTATCACCTGGCAGTTCGTTATACAAAGCACGTCCAGTGTCGTGGCCTTCTGCCATTTGAGACGCTACAGCATTGTAAGTCGCCGATGTTATTCCCTCGCCATCTACTTCCTTTTTGGCTATGGCGCGTAGCCGTTCTAATTCAGGCACCAGGGTATTTGCCAATTCTCCTGCTAACTCTGATTGTGGAAAGACCGTCGATATTGTGTCACACATATCTTGGAGTCGGCCTATTTCAGTTTGAATTCGAGTAGGTTTTACGCTCTCATCTTGAATTTGTGTCATTTGGTTGTTCTCGCGGGAGGTTGAAAATTAGATTATTGCACTACATCCAACGGCTAGACCACAAATATCTGAAGAAATGTTGACTAGGGTGTGGTTTTTGGGTTCACCGCAGCCATTTGTTCATCGAAAAGCTCCACCAGAGTCCGGTAATCCGGATGCGATCGGTCAGCATGCACACGCTCTGAATTCTCTCTCAGGAAGCCCCTGACAGCCCTGGCGACCAGAGATTGATGCCTGGAATGAATGCTCAGAGGCTTGAATATGTTGCCCTGGTAGTAGTTTATCCGACATTTGGAAATGAGCCTGGTGTTGAATATCAAGTAGGTATGGACAATCGTGGATATTCCACATTATTCATTGAAAACGGGCAAGGGAAGACGATTGACCGGATCGGCCCATTTGACCTACCCGCT